TTCAACCGTTTTTCAAAAATACATCGGCCAAAATGTCAGCGTTGCGTCGGTCGGCCTCCTCCATGACGTGGGCGTAGATGTTGGCCGTGGTGGATACCTGTGCGTGTCCCAGCCGTTTCGATATGGACACGCTGTCCACGCCGTTAAAATAGAGCATGGAGGCCATTGTGTGACGAAACGCATGGGGGTTGATATGGGGGAGGCCGTGGCGCTTGCTGAACTTGTTCAACCAGTCGGTCACGCTGTCCGGGTGCATGGGCTTTCCGTTGTCTTGGGCGAACACAAAGCCCTGATTCTGGAAGTACGCTCCCAGCCGCAGCCGCTCCCCGCTTTGCCATGCCCGATATTGACGGAGTAACTGCATCGTCTCCACGGGCAGGGAGATAAACCGGTCTGACGTGGCTGTTTTGGGCGTGTCCTCATAGATTCCCCGGTCTGCGCTGTATAGGACATTGTTGCAGATATGGATTTTACAACCCTCAAAGTCCACCGCGTCCCATTTCAGCCCCAAGATTTCCCCCCGCCGTGCTCCGGTAATCAGGAACAGGTGGGTAAGCGTCCGCCACTTAATCGGTTCCCGCTCCAATGCCTCCCTGATGGCGGCAACCTGTTCCGGCCGGAAGTAGTTCACGTCCTTCTTCTGAACTTTTGGCAGCGTGGCCTTGCTGGCTACATTGAAGGGGACAAGCCCCTCCTTCTCCGCCTGGTCAAGCACGGTGGAGATCAGGCGGTGATGCTCTACGACGGTTTTCGCTGACAGTGTGCGGATGTTCCTGTCGATGGAGAAACACTTCTCCAGAGTGAGGCCCAAAGCGGCGGAAACGGCCTTTGCCGCCTCTATGCTGACATGCTTTCCCTTGACGGCGTTATACACGTTCCGAATTGGAATGCCCTTTGTGGCGGCAATACTGGCCCGTGTAAGGCCCACCTCTTTAAGGAGCGGGACTAAATCAACCTTTGCCACGGCGTGGGCGCTCCTTGCCCCGGCTCCCTCCTTCCCAAGCTCCGTATAGAGGCTGTTCAAGTGATCGGCCCTGAGGTCTTTCAACTTGACATGACCGATAGCGGGATATATCCGGGAGGTCAATTCCCGGTATCGGACAATAGTGGAGTGTTTGGCCCCACGGGATTCCTTCAACGTCAGCACGTATTCACAATATGCTTGGAAGGTCTGGCGGCTGTCGCTGCTAGTTCCCTCTTTGCACTCTTTTTCAAAGGTCGCGGCGAAAGCCTCGGCCTTTTTTCTTGCGCTCTTTTCCGTCCATGTGGGGGACACATCAAAGGTGGTTGTCCACGGCTTGAGCTGCCGTCCATCAGCTCCCCGGCCACGGTGGACACGGATGGAGTAGGAGATCAGCTTGCCATCTTTACTATAACGAGGTTGGATATTAGCCATGTTCTTCCTCCCCTCTCTCTCTGTAAATCTTTTTTAGGCTGATAAGCGCCTGCTGTAGTTCCATTAAGGCGGCATTTTCAACAATTCGTGCATCTAAAAGGATTGCATCTGTTGAGATGTACCCTCCTCTATGGGCCGAAATGTACCCTCCGTTGTAGTCTAAGATAGTTCCATTTTTAAATATTTGTTTTTTACAGGTGCCTCCGTCGTCATATTCCCAAAAAAAACTAAGCAAATCAAGAATACTTCTGTGATGATGGGATTTATAACGTTCTTGCGCATCTAACAACAGTAAATCAATAACTTTGGCCTCACTATCATCTCCCCATGTTTTCAGAACAGAAAGCCTATTTATGGATTTTTCTGAAAGTCCAGTCTCGTCACTTATTTCAACAAGATTATGTGTCCGTTGGTCATAATCGCATAGCAAATATCCGCAATCGCATTGAAATAGCTTTGACATAGCAATAAGCCTATCGAGAGGAATGCTGGTAACTCCCTTTTCCCAATTTACAATCGTGCTTTGTGCAATATCTTTACACCGCATATCGGAATTAATCAAGTTTGTAAGCTGCTCTGCCAACTGTGATTGCGTCAATTTGGCTCGTATACGTTCACTCCTTATTCTCTGTCCAATTTGTTTTTGCCTGTCCACAATCGAAATATTTGTCAAAATGATATCCTCCTTTATAATTTTGTAGCTATATCACTATGGTACACTATAAAACAGGAAATGTCAATGATATACTGCAATTAACCCCACGGAACAAAAAAACGAAAGGACGGATATCATGGAAACAAAATTTCCCAGCATCAGGGAAACGGCACGACGCGGCCCTTTGTCGGAATATTGCCTCCGCCTCATGCTGAAACAAGGCAAACTCCCTGGCATCTATAGCGGACGAAAATTTCTTGTGAATTATGAGCAGCTTCTGGAACAGCTTGGAACGAAAGGGGGTTTATCTCAATGAGCGCAAACGAAAAAGCCCACCCCGGCGCTGGCCGTTTCAGCGGCAGAGGCGGCAAGCCCTGAAGGAGGAAAGCGCATGAGCACGAACACAAAGAGGACCCGCAGCGATGTTGGAGCACCGCAGCGGGCCGAGATGGGAGCGGAACTTGACAGAGGCACCACTTCCAACACACAGAATACCACGGCGGCGGCAGGCCGTCAAATAAGAATTTCTGACCTCTTGGGGTATGGCCCTGACCGAGGGTTGACCCTCTCTGACCTCCGGCGGTTGACTAACCTGAATCCCAGAGCCATTCGGCTGATGATTCGGGATGAACGGATGGCCGGGGCGCTGATTATCAGCGATAATCATAGCGGTTATTATCTAACTGATAATGCGGCGGAAGTAAAGCGTTTTGCTCGGAGTATGCGGTATCGAGCAAAAGAGATCGAGGCCGTAGCCGCGGCGGTAGAACAGGCGGTGGCCAACTGATGGCACAAAAAAGGATGTTTTCGATACAGGTTGTTGACACAGATAAATTTCTGGATATGTCTACCAGCGCACAAGCCCTATATTTTCATCTCGGGATGCACGGGGACGATGACGGCTTTGTAGCGTCCCCCAAAAAAATTGCCCGTGCGGCAGGGTGCAACGATGATGATTTGCGTTTTTTGGCTTCAAAGGGTTTTATCATACCGTTCGATAGTGGGGTTATTGTAATCACAGACTGGAATGTGAACAATACCCTAAAAAATGACCGTTATCACGAGACAGTTTATCAGGAGGAAAAGGCGAAAATCAGTGTTGATTTAAGCGGAAAATATCTGCTTGGTTCTGGCATGGTTCCAGAGTGTTTCCAAGATGGTTCCAAGTTGGAACCTGAACCTAACGTAACTAAACCTAACGTAATAGAACAGAGAGAGGGGGCGGTTGCACCGCCCAAACGCCCCCGCTTTGTCCCTCCAAGCATTGATGAAGTTCGGGCATATTGCCAAGAACGGAGGAACGGCGTAGACGCTGCCCTGTTCGTAGACTACTACGAGGCCCGAGGGTGGAGTGTTGGCAGAAGCCAGATGAAGAATTGGAAGGCGGCTATCAGAACATGGGAAAAGCGGCACGCGGCGGATACCGGGAAGGAGACGTTTGACGATGTTGTCTGATGCTTCCCGGTGGCTTACATACTTCCCGGAGCGCATGGACACCCGCCGCGCCCTCTGGTTCGTCCGGGACGTGCTGGACGTGGATGCCCTGAAAGAAAACGCTGTATCTCTGGCCGTGGGGGCGGATTTCCAAGATTTCAAATCCTGTGAGCCGTTCCTGTTAGCGTTCCCGTCGGTGTTCTTGGCTTTGGCCGATGGTGAATTGATGGACACCGTAGCCGACGCCTTATCGGAGTACGCCCCAACCGTCCCTGCGCTGAAACCTGCGCCGGGGGCTTTCCGGAACTATGCCAACGTCCGGGAGGTCCTCGCCGCCGGGGGGCAGCGGGCGGTAGACCATTTGATGATCGGCGCGGTAGAGTGTCCCGCCGCGGGATTGCTGGACTTAGCGGCGGTGGAGAGGCAGAGCCCGGAGAAACAGCCGTCGGTATTATCAGGAATCCAAGAGCTTGACCGGGCAATCGGCGGTTTCTACGCTGGTGAGTTTTCCGTCTGGACAGGGAAACGCGGCGGGGGTAAAAGTACGCTCTTGGGGCAATTTTTGCTGGAGGCGTTGAATCAAGGCTTTCCCGTCTGTGCCTACAGCGGGGAGCTTCCGGCGTGGCGGTTCAAGCAATGGGTATCCCTTCAAGCCGCCGGGCCGGAGAACGTAGTGGAACGACAAGACCGTTTTTCGGGCAAAACATTCTACAGTGTGCCCTCGGTGGTACAGAAGCAGCTTGACGATTGGTGGCGGGGGCGGTTCCTGCTCTATGACAACCGCCTTGCCAATGATGAAGACAGCCTTTTGCGGGTATTCGAGTACGCCGTCCGGCGCTATGGCTGCTGTGTCTTTCTGGTGGACAACCTTATGACCACCCGGTTTTCCACTTCGGCAGATCGGGATTTTTACCGGGCACAGAGCAATTTCACTGGACGGCTGGCGGAGTTCGCCAAGCGGAATGAGGTTCACGTCCATCTGGTAGCACATCCTCGCAAGACCGAGGGTGGGCGGGCGCTGGAAGCTGACGACATTGGAGGCTTCGGAGATGTCTCCAACCGGGCCGACAACGCTTTCTCGCTTACCCGCCTGAATGACCAAGAGGCGGAGACGCGGGGCTTTCAAACAGTACTCCGTGTGCTGAAAAACCGGCAATTCGGGGAGTTGGTTTCCATTGGCCTCGACTTTGACCCTGCAAGCCGCCGATTTTTCAAGGCAGGGACCGGAACCCCAAATAAACGATATGGATGGGAGCTGACCGGTACACAGACCATTGTGGAGCTACCGGAGGGAACCGCCGTTCCATTTGAGGGGAGGGGGCTTGATGCTTTGGACGTGTGAGTATTCCCCTAAGCAAGGCGCTTTCCATGTGGACACGCTGGAGCGCATCTTGGAGCTGAACCGGCAGACCGTGGAGCGGGGCGAAGCCCCCGGATATATCCCGTTGGCGGTGTTCTGTTCCAGTGAAGAAGCTCACAGTTTTGCCGAACGCTGGCGACGTGAGCATCCAGGGAAGGAGATGGATACCGTTGGGGGCTAAAAGTCAGCGAAAAGGTGCGGCCGCAGAGCGGGAACTTGCGGCCATTCTCCGGGAGCGGGGATATGATGCCCGCCGCGGCGGATCCCTGTCCTTTGGTGAGGTTCCCGATCTATACGGTCTCGATGGCGTTCATATCGAGGTCAAGAGGCGGGAGGGCGTCAACATGGCGGCGGCGCTAAGACAAGCCGCGGCGGATGCTGAAAAGTTTGGAGATGGTCTCCCTTGCGTTTTCCATCGGTCAAATAGGCAGAGCTGGAAGGTTACGATGGAATTGTCGAACTGGTTAAAACTCTATGAAAAGTCGCTTTGCAGTTGCGGCGGGCACTGTGGAGCGGCAGAAACCGGCGAAAATCGGGCTACTGAAAAGTCCTGAAAGTGCAAGAAAATGCAAACATAAAAAAAGAGTGCTGAACAGAGAGTGAACAGTGAAAACTGCCCTCTAAATCGTATGGCGAACAAAAGACGAACAAAGGAAAACCGACATTCCATACATCCTAAAAAAGAGCCCGAACCTGAAAAAACTTGAAAAGGCCTATGCCCTGAAATAGGGCACCCTTCACTTCAGCAGAGGGGCAACAAAATCACGGGATTTTTCCTGTTGGGGCTGTCCCCAAATGCACGAAAAGTCACACATAAAAAAAGGGGGTAGCGTTTTGCTACCCCCCCACCCCGGCAGAGCGGTCCCTACATGGTGAGCTGTCAATTCTATCTTACCATGAGAGGGGCGGCGCGTCAATGAATGCAAATGAAGTCGCGGCGGGGGTACGAGCCGGGAGAGTGGATTATCTGGAACTATGGGAATCTGTGAGGCGGTTTGCCCATGACCGGGCGTATCGGTGGG